TCGCCATTGAACTTGAAGGTGACTGTGTGGTTCTTCTCGTTGATCTTAATGTCCGTGGCATGGATTGAGTTGTAACCGCTGTTGCCCGTATCCACCTTGCCGTAGAATTCCTCGCCTGCGACCTTTATTGGTTCGACCACCGCGACGGAACTGAACAACTTCCAATTCTGCTTGTTGGACAGGTGCTTGACGAGTTCTTCGACAAGTTCATCGCCATCAACATCCTTTGTCGGCTTTCCGTCCTCATACAGAGTGTAGACATTTCCGCTTCCGGGGCTCGCATTCATCTCTATGATGTAAGGCTTTCCACCAGCGACCACATGATCGACTCCGACATAGTAGCACTTGGAAACCCTCGCCACGGTTTCCACCAACTTGATCTCGTCCTCAGATAGTTCGAATGAACCGCCCTTTGAACCACGGGCAATATTCGTTCTGAAGTCTCCCTTGGCCTTGTCTCGCTTGGCAGATGCGAAAATCTTGCCGTTGAGACAGATGCTTCGGACATCATGGGTGAAGCCGGGAATGAATTCCTGAAGAATGATCTCGGCACCGTACTTCCACAGGCTTTGCAGCACGGACACAAGTGACTTTTCGCTTTCGATGATCGATACGCCAATTCCCTCCGCTCCCGTCAGGGTTTTGACGATGACGGGGAACTTCCCTCCGATCTGCTTCAGGGCATCGGGAATGGATTCAGCATCTGCGACGAATGCAGTCTTTGGGTGAGGAATGTTGTGTCGCTTTAGCGTGATGGCAGTCTGCAACTTGTTTGCACACAGATCCATGCCGCCTCGTTCGTTCACCATGAATACGCCGTTGTTCTGCAACAACATGAGGAGGGCAATGCCGACTTCGCTGTTCATCGTGCCACCACGGACAACGCACAGGGTCTGGTTCGGGATGATGGTGACATCATTTCCTTCGCCATCGAAGTTCTCTATGGTGATCTTGTCGGGACTTGCCTTGGCGATGTTGATGGTGGCGGTCTTGATGCGGATCGGATGGAAGTTCACCTTGTACTTCTTGCAGGCTTCCTCCATCTTTCCGATTGTGCTTTTCTCGCTCTCTTCCATGCTTGAAGTGAGAGCGATGATCGTCACGGGTGTCTTGGTTTCCTCTACGATCACCTCTTCCTTTAGGCTCATTCCCTTGCGGACATCATTGTACATCTGCTTTGCTACCGTCTTGGAAACTCCTGAAGGAATGCCCGTCATGAAGGTCTTGATGTCCTTATCGAATGCGGCCTTACGCATCTTGCTTGCAGACATGCCGACCACTCCCTCAGAATCGGGATCACGCTCTCCTGCGCTGATTATCTCGTACTTGCTGAAGTTGTACCCGTCCTTCTGTGTCGGGGTCTTCTTGATGTACTTCTTGACAAGTTGGTATTCCGTCATGTGATCGGCACCGGTCACAACATAAACCTGTGTGTAGCCTTGGTCGCTCAACTCCTGCATACAGGCATATACACCCGAACCCTTTGCCGAAGGCTTGGGCATCTGCTTGAACTTGTAGCCGGGGAAGAATTGCTTGAGATACTTGGCTTTCTGCGCCGCAGTCAGGGGATTCTTCTTAGGATCGTTGGAATAACTGTAGTAGATGACATGAGCATCGGCACCCTTTGCAGACTGCACTTCCTTGACCTTCTTGAGAAGAAGTTCATGCCCTGTGGTGGGGGGATTGAACCTCCCAACAGCCACTACTACGGACTTGCCCTTTGGCTTGAAGTTCTTTGTTGCTTCCGAGAAGGTTTTCATTTCTTCCAATCCTTGGTTATGTTCATGTTTGCGTTTGCGAACACCAATCTGTCTATCAACTTGATGGTTGAACAAGTCTTTCCACACACGGCAACGAATCCTTCGGGATTGGTTGCCTTCAAGCCGGATGCGGTTGGCAAGTATGTTCCTATCGTCTTTACTTCAGACAACTTGCTGATTACCACCATCTTTGCTTCCGACACCAACGAGTGAACCTTGAACAACTGATCAAACTGCCCTGCGTATGCATCGATGAAGGCAATTGCCTTCTTCTTGTCGTTTTGTTTCTCTGCTATCTTTGTCTGTGTCTTCAACTTCGCGATTGCTGCATTGTATTTACCTTCGATGAACACCTTCAACTTGGCGGAATCGTATTTTGAAATTCCTGCCCGAACCCCCGAATTGATGAAGGGCATCAGTTCTGCGTAGATGTCCTTTTCGTGGGACTTCTTCACAATCTTGAGAAATGAGTTGACTTGGGTTGCCGATGCCGCAATCAATCCAATAAGGTCAACTATCTGCTTGGCGTTGCTTGCCGTGAGGAAGGTTGATCCTGATGGCGGGGACGGCAAAGTGGCACCCGTGAACCATACGGCAGTTGTCTGCTTGAACCCTTGCAGCGAGGAAAGGGGAGACTTGGACAGATCCTTGAGTTCCTTGCCCGTGCCCGTGTACTGCGTATGGAATACGATTCCCATCTTTGCAGCCTTTATCTTCACTCCCATTGGGCTGTCAGCAGGAACGGCATACATGATCGTGTTTGGTCGGAAAGTCACCATAGATGTACCGTCAATTGTGGCGATCTTCTTGTTGTCTGTGAAGAGCAAGTCCCCATGATAGATTCCCTTTGCAGGCAACACGGAGGGAAGGTTCTTCAGGCAAACTGAAAGTTTGGATGCAAGTTCCGCCTTGTCTCCATACTCCCGGTTGATGTCTGCCTGTGTATAGCAAATCTTGGGATTGGCAGAAAGGGTTGCTCCCTTGAGTGCCACGAAGAACTTCTTAGTTGCCGGGTGGATTCCTGCCACTATTGCCGGTGCCCCATCCCACTTCGTGGTGATGACCATCTTTGCCGTAGGGGTGGCTGAAGCCAAGGACTTCACCAGATTCTTAAGGATTTCGGTGGCTTTCTTTACCCCTCCATCCAAAAAGATCAAGTCCTCAAGGTGATCAAGATGCTGCGACTGCACCGCCTCCATGACGGGTTGCCGCTCTTCGATCAGGCTTGAGAAAGTCCTTATCATGGTCATATTTATCCTTTCCCCCATCCTGATTTAAAGAAACAGCCCCCTGCTAGCGGGGGCTGTCGGGCCGGAGATGCTATCTCTGGCGGGGTGCATTTATTGAATTTCAAGCGTTAAGTTGGACTTCCTGTTCCTCTGCGGTGTCAAACAAAGTCGCTTCGACCTGTTCCCGTTCACGATAAACAGCAAGCACGGTGTCCTTGCGGACGAGGAACAAGTGCTTTCCCTCATGGACCGTGGCGTGTTCCCAAGAACCACATACGACTTCCTCGCCGTTCTTCAGCGGGAACTCGTCCGGCCTCCGTGCCCAAGAGAAAGACCGTCCATCTCCCATCACAGGGCTGTCAGAGAACTTGCTGTCACCCACAGCATAGATTCGGCCCGTGACATTGTAGAGCATGTCCGTGGTGAAGTTGGCGTTGCTTCTGTCAGTTCGCTTCTCGAATTCTTCCTTGGTGGTTTCGATGATGATGTAGTCAGTATTTGGAATAAGCATGGCAATCTCCTTTGTGGTGGTATTTATCCGTCAAGTAGGGCGATCAGGATTCGAACCTGCGCCAGAGAGGTATAAACTCTCCTGGGCCAACCAAAGACCCCCTCGCCCCATTCGGTGTCACTCAAGTGACTTGGTTCTCTGTATGTGCTTCAGCAAGGCTTTGTAGATTGGATCGACTATGAGCATTGCCTCCTCATCGGTGTAGTAGTAGCCACACTTGGCATTGACGCATTGATATACGGGAAGGTTGTAGACGATGGTTGCCTTGACCAATGGTTCTGTCCGTGCATTTTCCCTGCTTCCGATCTCAAACTGATGATCTCGCAATGTTCGAAGCGTGGCACAGCCGCAATTCAGGCAAGTCGGCCCGTTGGTGGGATACTTATCTGAACCGTACTTTGCTCTTCTTGCTTGAGCAATGCCCTCTAGTATCGATGTCCAGATAATTCGAACGCTGCCGATCATCGTCATGACCCAATCTGTAATTGATCTCTTCAACGAGATGACCCATTTGGGCATCTTCACGAATCGAAAGTTCATTCAGGATTCCTCTTGCCTTCTCTTGAGCCTCCTCCACGGAGCAGGCTTCAATCGGAATGTCAATGTGTAGGCGATATGTCATGGTGTAAAGTATACCTTGTATGTTGACAAGTTCAAGACCAGTCATCGAAATTATTCTTCTTGACAAACTTGTCCTCCATCCGCTGACGGAAAGTCCTGAATCCTCCCTGTTCCTGCTCCTCGTCCTTCTCGGCATCGCCCATTTTAGAAATGCCTTGCTGTGCGGAGGCATCCAAATCAAACAACTTCATCTTGCTGCGGTCAACACCGACAACGAATCGCCTGTTACTTGACGGGTCACCATATCGATTCTTCAACTGCTTTACCATCAACTGTCCAAGTTCCTCAAGTTCCTCGGTGGAAATCAGGGCAACCATGAAGTCAGCCGTGGCGGGAAGACCGAAGGACTCGCTTGTGTTGGTGAGTTCCACATCGCTGTTTCCGAACCCTTCGCGATTGGTCTGTGTTGCCGTGAAGATGGGAACATCGTACTTGACGGCCATGCCACGAAGTTCCTCGGCAATCGCCTTGACATAAGTGTAGGAGTTCACATTGGAGTTAGCCTTGAAGCGACTTGATGCACAGATGTTGAGATAGTCGATGAACACGATATCGGGCTTGAAGTTCTTCTTCAGCCGCAGTTCATCCAACAGGTGTTCAAAGTGCATAGCATTTGCCGTTGCTGTGGGATACTCCTTGATGATCAACTTCGATGAAGTGGAGGACATGATCCTCTGCATTTTTCGGGTGTAGATGTCCTTGGGCAACTTCTTCAGGTCATCAAGGGAGATGTCCATGAGATTGGCATCGATGCGTTCTGCGATCCTCTCCTCTGCCATCTCACAGGTGATGTACAGGACATTGTTCCCACCGATAAGGCATTGGGCGGCATGATGGCACATGAAGAGGCTCTTGCCCACACCCGTGCCCGCGAGGATGACATTGAGTGTCTTGCTCGGTACACCTCCTTGAGTGATCTTGTTCAGGTATTCAAGGTCAAACGGCATCTTCCGTTCGATCTTGTGGTAGAAGTCGTACCGTTCGTTGTGGTCATCGATGAAGTCATGGCCGATGTGTGTGTCGAACGAAACAGCCAAGGCATCAGATAGAATCTCGGGAATGGCGTTCTGTGTCTTATTGCCCTTGCCATCGATGATCTGAATCGACTCCATGATGGCATTGTAGATGGCCTTGTCCCGGCAGAACTTCTCGGTGCTTTTGACAAGCCAGTCTGTGTCGGGCTTGTTGTACTCCGCGATCTCTTCGATTACCTTCTTTGCCTGCTTGAACTCTTCTTCGGAAAGTCCATCACGGTTCGATAGGTCGATGCAGAGTGATTCTGCGGTAGGAGTCTTGTTATAGGTAGTGATGAACGAGTGGATGGTTTCATAGACCACCTTCTCGTTTCGATCCATGAAGTACTCGGGCTTGATGAACGGCAAAGCCCGACGAGCGAACTCATCATCGTGAATCAGCGAACGAAGTACAAGGGTTTCGATTCGATCAGAAGTCATTGGGCAAAGTATACAGCACCCAACACCGAAGTCAAGACAGGTTCAGTCCAGATCGAACTTCTCCATGCAATCAAACACAAAATCCGAACAGACTGCACCGAATGTTGGTTCTTGAGAATACGCCTCTATCGATTCTTTTGAAAGCAATGGAACCACGCACTTCTCTGTCATTTTATTTGTCAAATCATGCGACCATATCCATCCATTGCTTATCAATGTGTATCGATCACTTTCGTGGCAGAAAAACTTACAATCAGGGCAATTCTCCATCAGCCACACCAAAGCCTCGTATTCCTTGACATGAATCCATAGCCTGTCCTTTCGATTGTTCAGCCAAGAGGCAGAAACAACAAAGTCGGGTGTGTCGTGCCCCAAGTGAGGCATACCATCCCGCATCCGTAGGTCTATCTCACAGTCAAAGCCACGATGGATGCACTCATCGATGTAGGTTGGGGCATTCTCAAGTTCAGGCTTGATGCCGTTGAGATTTCCTCTGTGTGAAATGTAGATCATAGTACTGTTGCTTCCTCCTCATGGTACTTCTTCCAATATTGATAGCAGGCCACAAGATCGATGACATTCTTCACTTGCGTTCCCTTGAGAATCGTGGCCCAAGCCTCAAAATTCTCTACTTCCTCTGGAGTCCCAAACACCGTGACATAGGGTGTATCGTAGTATCCAACCTTCAATCCATCACGAACGAGAAGATTGTAGACAAGCGTAACATAGAACTCGCCGTTGTACTGTATCTTCTCGGCTACTGCTTGGTCAAAATACTTCTTGATATAGGCACCCTTGCTGAAGTAATAGACTCCCGTGGATGCATGTTCATCCATCGGATTGTCCGTGTAGCAAGCCTTCTCCTTGATCTCCTCAAGGATATTGTTGCTTCCCTTGACGAAAGCCATCTTCGTGTGAGCAAGGGTGTGTGGATGGAATCCCGTGTGCGTGAGTACGCAACCGGCATATCCTCCCTCATGCATCTTGGTTTCGAAGTCCTTGCGATCCCACAGATGTGGGTTATCGCAGTACGAGATGATGACTTCCTCGTCATCCTTGATGTGATCGTAAGCAGCCTGAACCGTGTAGACCGGGCCCAACTTGTGCTGCGGCATCGAAATGATGGTTGCATTCTTGACGATTGCCCGAAGGATTTTCTCCATGTTGGTCGTTGCCAAGTGAACATCATTACAGATGAAGACGAACTCATCGTTTTCCGTGTCGAACATATCAAGAATGTAATCGATAATGCGCTTGCCGTTCACACGAATGAGCGGCTTGGGATCGGCATAACCCTTTTCCACGAACCGATTCCCCGTCCCTGCCATCGGAATCACAATCTTCATGCTATAGCCTTCCTATACTTTTCTGAAATCATTGAGTTGAGTGCCGTTGCCTCTTCCTCCGAAAGGTAATTCGGAGATAGACAGGCTGCATTCAGCAGACCAAGTATGTAGTTGTTGGTTGAGCGCATTTCATCAGGCAAGACGGCAGCATCGGGGAAAAGTGGCAGAGATTCTTGCTTGCAATCTTCAAGATCAACGAAAGACTCAACATGATTAGCAAGCCATCTCTTGCATCGGTTGTTTATTCTTTCGGTTGTCTCCAATGCCTCCTGCGGGCTTTCGGAACACACGATCAGTCCGTGGTTCTCTAGAAATATGATGTTCGCTGGCATGTCTTCTATCAACCTGTTGGTGAGCATCATGCCGGGTCTTGTGTATTCAATGAAATCGTATGAAAGATCGTGGAAGATGTCCCTGATGGTTCCCCTGGCCTCCTTGCTGCAAAGGATGGCATTGAGATGGATA